AGAAATTAAAAGCGTGTTTCGATGCATACGAACCATATACCCCCGAAACCCTTGAGCAGGGAAGAGGAAGTCATCCTCAAGTTGTTGTGGGTGTTGACATTGGGAAATCTATTAATTCTACTGTTATTACCGGATGGGGAGTCGAGAAGTTTGATGGACCGACTGGTGGAGGGAATCTGGCTCGCCTTATCTACTTGGAAGAAATCAATCCTAGAACTGGCGGGCACGACATTCCATATCAACGTCAGCGTATCATGGACGTTGCTAGAACTTTGCGTGCTGACCGTCTTATTATTGACGCCACTGGTATTGGTGGGGCTATTGAACAGGACCTCAGAGTAGCCTGCATTAATTCTTCTCCACAAATACACTTTATACCTTTCGTATTTACAGGAGGACCAAAAGGAACTAAAACACAAGCATATAGAGATTATCAATCATTTGTACAACAGAAACTAGTTAAGGTACCCGACCCAGACAAATTAGAAGGACCTGCTAAGAAACTTGTCACTAAATGGTTCAGAGAACATTGTGATTTACAATATGTAATGGATGCGGCTAATAAGACAGAAAGGATTAGCGCCCCAGATGGAAGACATGACGATTATTGTGATAGCTGCGTTATAGGAATACATGCAGCATTAAGTATGTTGCCCGGCTCTGCCAGTTTTGGTTCAGCTCAAATTTCAAAAGAGGAACCTAGAACTGCATCACGAACAGGTATAGGTAACTATACCAATCAAAGATTATTCACTACAAGGAGGCGTAGAGATATACCTCGCAAGTATAGCTTGTAGAGGAAAGCTTTAAATAGTATCTTTATATATTACTTAACTAGCCATGTCAATAATTGATAATATTAGACGTCGATTTGCCACTATAGGTCGTGACCCTCCTTTTAAAGAAGATGAACCTTTGGACTATGGTGCGGGTGTTATAAAACGCCTCGCTATATCTCAACCATTCATGCAAGCACGGGCTAAAAAGTATGAGCAACATTTAGGTAAACCTATGATTTACATGAATGTTTACCTTTCTGACCCTATCGTACGAACTCTTATTGATTTACCTTGTCTGTATGCAGTCAAGGATAATTTTGATATAGTAACGGATGATGACAATGTCCGCCAAAATATTGAAGAAATGTTAAGAGATATCAATATTGAACAGACCCTTTATGGGTGGTTACGAAACGCACGGATTTTTGGAACTGGCTATTTAGAATGGACTGGTAATAATTTAGTCTTACGCTCAAGTCAAAATATGTATGTTCAACGTAATGAGCATGGACAAATTAAATATTATTATCAAGATATAGGAGATGACAAGGACAATGTACGATTTGAAGAAGAAGAAATTATTGAACTCAAAAACAACCCCTTCGATGATTACGCTTATGGCCTTTCTGACGTCCATCCCATTCTTTATCTGGTTGACCTCAAAGATTATGCTGAACGAGACATCGGAGCCGCTCTCAACAAGTATGCTTCTTCTCGCTTTGATATATCTTGTGGACTTCCCGATATGCCTTATGGTCCTGACAAAATTAACGAAGTGGTGGATGCGTTCAACTCATTAGAACCGGGACAAGATATTATCCACGGTAATGATATAGAAATTGACGAACTACAAGGTACTCAGAGAGCTTTCGAATATGGCAAGTATACAGATGATATACTTGATAAAATGCATATGGCTTTGAAGGTTCCGAAGACTATGTGGACAGACCCCGAAAAGGCTAGACCTATTTTTGAGCCTTATGTTAGATATTTACAAACTATGGTAGAAGCTGCTTTAAATGCACAACTTATGCCTCAACTAGAAGATGGTGAAGCAAGATTTAAGTTTAGGCAGATTAATGTAGAAGATGCATTTACTAAGGCTAAGACTGATATGATTTATTTATCAGAAGGAGTATTATCACCCGGCGAAGTTAGGGAAGAGCGTGGTCTCGACCCTGAAGGCGTTGTTGAATTGGATATGTTAAAGGATGCTGTTGTTAAACGAGAAGGAGCTCCTCAAGGAGAAGCCCCATCTGGTAAGAACGTTAATGTAGCTGGAGGAAAAGGCACTGATAAAAAAGAAGAAAGTGCTAGAGCTCCAAATAGAGGAAATAAACCTTCAGCAAACGTAAAGGGGAAGAGAGCATGACATACGAAGAATGTGTAAAAACCGTTGGTAATACGCTGAAAGAGCGTGGACATAAAGAACATAAAGAGCTGGCTACAGGTATGTGTGACCTGTGGGCTAGTGAGAATGGTGTCGAGAGAAAATTTGGGAGAGCACATCTTTCAACACTCTCTGACGAACCTAAACGTCGTACTTTTGGAGTTCCTATTGAAACATCCGAAGATATGACTTTTATAAGTGATGAAAAGGGCATTGACACAGTTCAATTTCCTATTATTGCTATAACTTCTGGTCCTCATGAGTATTTTGAGGACGATATAGAACAAAAGGTTTATATAGAACCGACTATATTAAAGGAGAATATAGAAAGTTTTAAAGAGCTTCCTATATATCTTAATCATCAAAGAACGCCTGAGGATTTAATCGGCATGGCTACTGAGCCTGAGGCGATTGAGATGGAAAATGGAAAGACAGCTATTAAAATGTTAGCCACTCTAAGTGGTAAAACAGAAAATGGTAATGAAGTGTTGGAAAAGGTTAAAGAAGGTGACATTACACATGTCAGCATTGATTGGCTTTCAAATGATGTTGATGTAATGGGTGACACGTTCGCCACTAATGTAAAACCTACAGAGGTCAGCTTTATCGACAACGAAAAGTTGGAACCTGTTTGTAAGGAATGCACAATTGGAGAGAAATGCAATACACATACAACGGAAGAACATCATGACTGCGGTTGTGGTGGAAAAGACGAAGTGTGTGAATGTAAGCAAAATGGGACAACTAAAGAGGTTGAAACTATGGCTGACGAAGTAAAGAAAACTGATGTCAAAACCGATGCAGAAAACATCGTTGAGCGTGAGTTTGCATCTCTACGCTCGCAACTAGAAACGTTGCAGACTTCCAAAAAGGAAATTGAATCACAGTACGAAGCGGCTCTCAAAGAAATTGAGGAGTTCAAGGCGGCTGAAGAGGAGAGGGCCCAAAAGGAAGCTGAAGCTCGAAAAGCTGCGACAGTAGATGCAATCATATCCAAGGAGATACTATTTGGTTCGGTCCAAGAAGAATCCAAGGATACGCGTGTTGATGAATTATCTGCATGGGATGAGATGAAGCTGACTGGATTCAGTGAGGCGTTGGCTGCGATGCCTGAGCCTGTCGAACAGGAGCGAACTTTCGGAAAGGGTAAATCCAACGAAGGGGAAGCAATGCCTGAGACAGAGCGCGAATTCGCGGTAAAGATGGAAAATGGTAGGATTAAATTAAATCCTGCCGTTTTGAGAGGTGACTAAATATGGCAACTGAAATTCTTGTGAATGATGGTGGAGCGCCCGCGCGTATCTTACCATTTACCGCAAGTACTGCTTTGTTAGGTGGCCGTCTCGTGGCAATCAACAGCGCAGGTAAGATGGCTTATGCCGCGTCTGGAGCAGTAAATGCTCTAGGTGTGGCTTTTACTGACGCTGGTTCTGCTGATGGTGAGGCGATGAGCGTCATCACAGGCAAGGGAGTAATCCTTAATGCCTATGTTAGCGGAACATATGATGTCGGACAAGCAATGACATGTGACAATGATGGTACAGGATTTCTGGTAAGTGGTGCAAGCAACCTTTATGGTGTAGCACTTGAATCAGGGTCTTCTGTTACTGCTGCGTCACTGACACTCGCAAAGGTGTTGATGTATTGAGGTGATTTATTATGGTTGACGCAACTCCCGGAATACTGACTTCTCTAAACACAGGCACTACGAATACAGGTGAGCGCGTACTTATTGATTATAAGGACGCAATTATGGATTACAAGGTCACTGACCTTCCAGCTCTCCAGTTTTTCACAGAGGCTATGTCAACAGAGACTGGCGGTAACATTGATATTACTTTTGGTAAACCATCTATGAAGATGGAACAGATTGAAGAAGGGAACACCCCTCAGTACCAACACACTTCACTACGCTCAGAGAGAGTGTCAGTTAAGGAGTGGGGTATTGCAGTAGGTGTAACCCGAAGAATGATTGAAGATTCAAGGTTCAACGAAGTTGAGATGGCTTTGAACGAAGCTCGCAGGGCGGTAGACCGTCACATGACCGAGCACGT